TAGTACTAGCAGCGTCTGTTCCTATAGTTACTCCTTGTTTTCCTAAAGTAGAAGAGGGGAAAGTAAATTCGGAAGCATTTTGAGTAACACCGCCAATACTAATTATAATATCATCTTTTACATCTATTTTACTATTTCTTGGAAGAGCAAAGTTTAGCTGGCTTCCATCTATTGCATAGCTGTTAGAGTTAACACTAACATTAGCTCCTGAATAAGTAATTGATTTAACATCTGGAAAACTTCTTAATATTTCCATAGAGCGAGGTATTCTAATTACTCTTAATTCTACATCTAAGCTAGAGATAGGGGCTTCATCAAAAACAACTGTGTTTTTTAAACTTGCATTTAAAGAATTTGTATTACTTAAAGTATATGTGTCAGTAGATTGAACAACACCGTTTATGAGAGCAATAACTTCTCCTACTTTTTCTGCTGGTTCAGCTAAGTTAAAATTAGTCTGAGTACCAGAAGCGGTATGATTAATTCTAGAAAGAGCAGGAATTAATATTGGATTAAAAAGTGCGTCATTAGGATACCTTGCTATTGCCATAATTAACCTCTCATCGCCTTTCTTACACGGCCATTATTTTGAATATCTTTAACAACCAAATCAATAATCATTTGACCAGTATCAGTTCTCACCTGAGTAGTTTCTACTTGCTGAGGTGTACCATTATTTTGAACATTTACAACTACATTATTACCAGAATTCATTTTACCTGTTGCATTAAGTTGGTTAAGGGCCGATCCTCCAATTGCTTTTGCAGCTGGTTTTCTTATAACAAACTCTCCAGGCTCTAGTAAAGCAGGCACTCTGTCTCTTCTAGCAACAACAGAACCGCCTCCGGCGAATGATTGAACTTTATTACCAAAAGGTACTGAGCCGCCGTGTGCTGCTCCAGCCCCAAATGAAGCTACTGCTTTTTGAATAGCAATTTCTAAAAACATTTGTGCAAAAGTAGCAATCATAGCAGTTTTGAAATCACCAGTAGCCGCTGCAACTGTAGCAAACGTAGCTATTGTAGCTCCAGATATTTTATCTAAAAATCCAGTAGTTTGCTCTTGTGTACCTTGTAATAAATCGGCTGTCTTTTTCTTTTCAGCATTTACATCAAATCCTTTATCAGACCCAACATATGCTCCTTGTCTTAAAGCAATAGGATCAGTGACAGCACTCGATGCTCCGCCGGTTAATCTAGCAGAAGCGTCAGCTGATCTACCTGTGTTAGTTCCTGATGCAGCACTAATTCCGCCAGAAAGTGTTTGGTTTAGTTGTTTTAAGGTCATATTAAGATCTTCTAGAACTTTACGTTGTTGGGCTTCCAACTGATCTTTAGCTTTATCTGCAAACCCTGATAATCCAGGAAGCTTGGTAATACTTTCTTTAAGATAATCAGTAATAGGAGTTACAAGACCTTCTTGAATAATGCTCTTTTGAATATCCGCTAATATATTGTATAGAAATTGATTAAAGCCATCTCTGAAACCTTTTAAAGTTAGAGTACCTTTAGCAATTGATTCAAATAAAGATTCTAAAGACCCTTGCAAATTAGTTTCAAATGATTGAACAAATGTAGAAACTACAGCAGCTAACATACTATTACTTGCTTCTATTTGAGCAAGAAAAACACTAAAACCTACTGTAAGATTTTGTATAGCCGCTTCAGTTTCCTTATATTTTATTTCAACACTTTTTAATAGAGCAGCTCTTTCTTCTTCTAAAGCATTTGTTCTTGCTTGCCCTTTGTTTGCATTAATTTGTGCTTGAGCAGCATTATTTGTAGCATTAGCACTTGCCCTGACAGCTTTTTCATATTTAGTAATAGCAACCTGATAATCTTTTTGAAGATCATTGCTTATACGTTGTGCACCGCTTAAATCATTTAAAGCAGCTATTCCCCCAGTTTGAATTCTTACAAATTCTTTTCTGACTTCCTCAAGACTGTCAGCTTTAAAGTCCTGTAATCCTAAAGTCTTACCTAGCTGCGTTGGGCTTGTTTTTGGGTCTACTTTAGCAAATGCTTCCTGAAATCTAGATTGGGCTAAAGCCTCAGCGATACCTTTAACATGTTCTTTATAAAGCTCTCCCTCTTGTATAATGAAATTAGCTCTTCTTTCAAAACTTTCTCTTTGTAATCTTGACGAGGCTATCTGTGCTTCTGCTGTTTTTTGAGCAACATCTGCTTGTTTCTCAAAAGCTACTTTTTGTAATCTTTGAGTCTGTATCTCTACTTTAATTTTATTATCTAATATTTTTGCCTGAAGAGCTGTAGATTTTGCAAAAGAATTAAATTCAGCTATTAAATCAGCTAAAGAGTCTTCAAAAGCTCTTGTTTCAAGTTCAATTTTTAATTCTCTTTTTTGTGAAGAACTTAATAATGCTCCTAAAGGAGTACCACTCAAAGCTTCTTGAAGTGTTAACTCAAAATCTCTAGCTGTTCTATTAACTTCATTTAAAGCTGAGGCTAATTGTCTACTTTGTTGAACTTGTTTAATTTGAACAGTCAATGATTGATTTCTGAGATCATAATTAGATTTTAATAGTTCTTGTGCCTGTTTATTTAAAGTAATAAATGTTTTATCATTAAGCTCTCTAGCTTGTTTTGTTAATTGATTGGTTTGTTTTTTAAGTTCATCTGTAATTTTTTTCTGTGCTTGGAAGTTTTTCTCAGCTGCACCAACTAAAGCTTTTCTTGTAGTTAACAGCAATACTTCTAAGTCTTTGGTTCTTTGACTTTCATCACCGTATTCTTTAGCGATGTCTAATTCAAGTTGTGCGTTTGCTACTGTTTCTTTTAAATACCTAACCTGATTTAATCTTCTTTCTTCAGCCGTTGCAGCAAACTTACCTTCTTTATTAGCATAACCAAGCAAAGATTCATAAGCTTTTATTTCGGCACCAAATATTTGTACTATCTTTTTTCTTTCTGTAACAAGCACACTAGTTTGTTCAGTCTGAATTTTTAATATTTCTGCTGCTTGTTTAAGAATCTTCAATGCCTCTTGGTTTTCTTTATTTAAATTACCTAAAGACTCAAGATCTTTAATTCTTGTTAATATACCTGATAGTTGTCTTGCAGAATCTTCCGCGTTAGTTAATCCTTTTTGAAAATCTCCAGCTAGTTTAGTCACAGAAACAAGTGTTTCTTGTAATTGTTTACTTCCACTGGCATCTGTTTCAAATTTAAAACCTTTTTGAAGAGTCTCTGCAATTCCGTCAGTAAAAGCCGGTGCTAATTCATTTTTTATAGCTAATTTAAATTTGTCGCTACCTCCGCTTATACCTTTGATAAGCTCAGTTTGAAATTTGTTAGTAATTTCTTGACCTGCAATACCTAAAGAATTTGCTAGAGCTCCTATTTGCTCTACTCCCGCTCCTTCAGCTGATTTAACCGCGTTTATAACTGCTCGTTGGATCGCCGAACCAAGTTTTCTTTCTGCTTCACTAAAATCGTCTGCACTTTTTCCAAGAAGTGACTCAATAGCGTCTTTTGCTATTTTTGCAGTTTCGGTGTTGTTTGCTCCTGATTCTATAGCAGTAGAAACACTAGATTGAATGGTTTTTTGTATATCTTCTGCTTTAATTTGTTCTTTAATTGTTTTTTCAAATGGCCCAAACCCTATGTCTACTTCTATTTCTAAACCAGGAAAGTTTTTTAATTCTTTTTGTGCTTGTATTGCGCTGTTTGTAATAGCTGTTATACCTTCTGCTGCTTCTTTCGACCCACCGTTTACCACTTTTAAATATCTACCAAAGGTAGTAAAAATTCTGTTTAGCTTTTCAGTTATTCCTAACCAATCAGAAAGTACTGACACTACAGCTGCTATAGCAGTACCGAATAGAACAACAAAATTAACTATTTTTCCTATAACACCTAAAGCTTTACCGATACCTTTTATACTTTTTTCTACAAATAATAAACTTTTAGCAGTGGTTCTTGCAATAATACCTTGTCTTTTTAAAACCACGTTTGTTCTTTGAATAGCTGCGGCTAATTGTATTTCAGAAGCTGTTCTTGATTTTAATTGGCCTTCTAATGTTTTAGTACTTCTACCAGCCGCTTTAGCTGTTGCTATGCGTTTTTCTAAATCTTTAATTGTTTTTTTAACAGCAGCTTGTTCTCTTAGCAAAGCTTTTTCTAATCTATTAACTCCTGCTATATCTAAGTTACCTTCTCTGCCTTTTTGTACTAGACCTGAAATATCTGCTTTACCGTCTTTAGTAAGTCTAGACAATTCAAAACTTTTAGGGTCTAATCCTTTTTGAAGATTTTTTAGAGAAGCGGTAGCTTTTTTAGTACTTGTAGTCCAGGCATTAATCTTATTAATACCTGTATCTATGTAAGCAGACATGCCAGCAAAAGTTTTTGTACCGAAACTGCCAAGTTCTCTTAATGCGACACCAAAAACTTTTACTCCTACAACAGCGAATAAAGTAACTTTGGCTAATAGATTGTCCGTAAAAAATTCTGCTAGTGGAGCTAAATATTTAGTTAACACGCTGCCTATATTATAACCCAGATCTATAAAAGAAGCAGAAAAAGCTTCAAATGATTCTGCAGTAGTAGGAGTTACAGTATTAATAGCTCCAAATTTACGCTGACCTTCTTCGATAGCCGCGTTTACAAAAGCTTGTCTTCTTTCAAATGATGTAAGGGAAGCGGCGGATTTGCCTAAAGATACCGCATAAGCTTCTACGGCTGGTTCTATTCTAGTAAAAATACCAAGTTCGTCCAAAAGTTCTGGTTCTAGTTTCGCAGTACCTCTAGTTAATCGGGTAAGAGCATCAGTTAAATTTCTTCCTAAAGCTCTTGATGCTTTAAGAGAAACCTGTGTTAATCCTTCAATTTGTGTTTGATTGAATCCCGCTGATAAAGCGATGTTTACAGATCTAGAAGCCTCAATTAATGTTAATTGTCCTTTAGTAATTTCTCTAACACTATTAAGAATTTCTGTACCATTAGCACCTACAGCGGCTGCTAAAGTATTAGTACCTTGAATAATTTGATCAAATTGAGCAGCCGCAGATAGAGCTGAAAAAGCTTGTTGAAGTGCGAAAACTGTTGCAGCAGCACCAGCATAAGCAGACACTAAACCACCTAAACCTTGAGATTGGGCAGCAAATTGTCTTCCTGAAGAAGCAGATGCTTTACCTAGATTTTGTTGAGCCCTAATAGTTTTAGACTGTGCATCACCTAGAGTTTTAACCTGGCCAGCAGCTTTTTTAAAACCTTGTGCTTGTGCTTTTATAGTAACTTTTTGTATTTTAGCTGCCATTTGTTACATCCCTACCTCGTTTTACTTTTAGCTCTAGCTTCTGCTTGTTTACGTTGTTGTTCGTAATGTTTACCATATTCCTGAATACAGATTTGTAGCATTTCAAAAGTATCTTTCCAATCTATCATCTGATATATATTCATTATATCTGTTAAACCTGCATACTCTTTTCCAAGCCAAACACCACTCATTCCCTCAACTTTATCTGGCAAGATATTCATAAGAATTAAGGCTTGTTGAGCAGATATTGACAAATCGCTAGGGTCTAAAGGCTCATCATCAAAGTCAGTCCAACCCATTTGATCAGCCATTTGCCAGTATACTTCTTTACTAATACCACCCCCAACAAAACTAGTTTGAAGGTAGTGTATTAGTTTTTTTCCGCAGTCTCTTTCTTCTTAGTAGAAAAAGTTTCTAAATCACTCATACAATCAGTAACAAACTGATCAAAAAGTGAAGAGTTTTTAATTAAGAATAAAGCTTCTTCTTCTGAATAAGGAATTGTTTCATCTAATTTAGAATTAGATAAATCAACTGGCAATAAGTTAGGAAGATCTTTCATTTTTAAACCTTTCCAACCTCTAATAGCTTTTTTTGTATACGCTTCTAAGAATTTATCGTTATCGATTTCTTCTTCTCTTTGGCGAGTGCGTTTATTAAAAGCGTATTTTAAACTTGCATTTCTAATTTTAACTAAGTCTTCTCTATTTAGATAAGCAATCTTAATAAAAAAACCTTCAATATCTGGATATTCTACTTCTGAAATTGTTTCAGTTGCAATTAAATTTTGAATTTTACTCATTTTTCCCCCTAGTTAGGTTATAAAAAAAGGGTGTTCATCATATATTAGCTTAGGCTAAGCTGAGGGGGAAGCTTGCTTTTGCTGATGATGAACACCCACATGAAATTTATTACCCCCTCAGATAATATCATATATTAATTATTGTCACTCTTTACAAAGAATTGAATCTCGTCTCCACCACCTCTTTGTTTTTCTTGTGCAAGAAAATCGACTGACATTCCAAGAACATCATCAATTTGGTGAACTGGGAAATTAAATTGAACAGCTGGCATATTAATATGTAAATATGGAGCTGTACTACCACCAATTTGAATATTAGCAGAACTGGTAGATGCGTGTGACACACGAGAATCGTTAACAACTTTATTCAAGAACTGTGCTGAGTTAGCTCTAACAGAGGTCTCAGAGGCAGATCTTAAATATGCAGTAAATGAACCAGTAATTGTTCTAGATCCGGTAAACTGTCCAATTGGAGTATTCAATGCTGCTAGTTCTTCAGGTGTTAAATATGTAACATCGTTTGAGTAGCTGAAAGATAGCCCTGTTACTGGGAACGAATAAATATTTGCTCCTTCTACTGCACTTCCTTGATGACTAATAGAAATAGCACTTAAGCGGTTTTTAATAAAGTCAACTGTGTAAGTACTGCCCTCTACGTTCATAGTAGCGTAAGGATGATGTGATGCTTCTGCGTCCATGCTAATACTAGCATTAGGAGTAACAGTAGTTCCATCGTTACCAACACCACCAAATACTGCAATAGCTTTAGCTCTTGCATCGCCTGTAAGTTCTACCATCTCTGTACCAAAACCGCTCCAAGTAGTAGTAGCAATTCCATCAACAGAAGCATCAATTTCACCAGTATTAACAATAGCATTTTTAACTTGATATACAAGGTTATCAAGTTTAAAATACATATGATTTTCTTGTGCAATAGCGAAGTTGGATCTACTTGAGTGAGTATTAGCAGAACCTGCTGTATTAGCAGATGCTAGTTTAGCAGAACTAGTAGTTGTATCATAATGCCAAATAGACTGCTCTCCACCATTAGAAGATGCTGGCTTAGTATTACTTACAAGAGCTTGCCAGAGATACCAATCAGCAACAGGCTTACTATTGCCTGTTTCTGCAAGACCAGTTCCTTGTGAGCCATCGTTTACTTCTGCTCCTGTAGGGCGTAAATATGTTTGGAAATTCCATTCCACGGGGTTTCTTGCTGTGTTAAAGCGTTGAACGCTTCTATCTGGGTCTAATCCACTTTCTAATGAAGTGATATCTTGTACCGCAGAATCAGCAGAAAGTGCATATCCAGCTAGAACCTCAATTCTCCAAGTATTTTGAGGGGTAAGGTCAGTAGCTGCGGTAGCACTTAGAGTTAGATCTTCTACAGAGTAGAAGACTTTAGTATTTCTTTGTAGGTTTAGCTGAGTACCTGCCATTTTTAACTCCTTAGTTTTCTATATCTAATTCATAATCAATTATAATTTCTATTTCTGATATTCCGTAAGGTTTTACTAATCCTTCATCAGTATCTATACTAGAAATAATTATATCACGGATACTGTAAACTCCAGTATCTAAGTTGTATATTATGTGTTCTATGTCTTGAATCAAACTATCTAAACTACCAGACGATTCTTCATCATTGACATAAATTCTAAGAGTTAGTGGTATTAAACCTGTGGTATTACCTGAAGTATTGTATACCCTAACTTCTTCTCCGACTTGAAAAAATATTGATGGAAAGTCATTTACTTCGTCTAAAAATTTTATTTTTCTAAAAACATTGCTAAATATATTGTTTTGAAAAGTATAATTAGAGTTTAATGAAGAAATAGACCCATCTATAAGTTTTAAATTTGTAAGAATATGGTTTATTATGTTTCTTCTTTGATTCGACATTATTAGTATAACACCTTAAACTTGTGCTGGCAAATTAAAAATTTTTAAGTCTTAATTATTCTAAACTGTCTTCCAAATAATTCTTGAACAGTTTTTCTTATAGTAGGTCTTATTAATCTTTGTCCTACTGCATATGGCCGTCTATGAAATTTATCAAAATATTCTGATACAGGGGGTTTGGCAAAGTAACTTACTAGTTGTTTTTTATAATCTATTGTAAACTGTAAAGAATTTACAAAACGTCCTGTTCTATATTTTAATCCTTCAGTAGGGTTTGCGGGGCCAAGCTTTGGCATTTTATTTTCAATCCTATCCTGAAGTATACTTGTAAACTGCGCAGAAGATATTAACTTAGTAGTAGTTTCTTTATCTTCTCTTTCTTGACTTACATATTTGCCTGTTTTTACTTTACCAGTTACTCTCGGTATAGAACCTCCAGTAGGTACGCCATATAATATTTCGTAATCTAAGGGAGGCGCTCCTGCAAATTCTTTTGAGGTTATTTTCTTTTTTCCACTAATTGAATCTAAAATTTTTGTAAACTCATCAGCAGATTTAGCTATAATAGGAGGGCCTGTTTCTCCTAATTGCCTATATAAATCTTTTTCAAAAGCATCACCTAAGTTATACTGAATTCCTGCAGATTTACCTTTTCCTTTTAATTCCGTAGTAAAAGGGGGAGATCTAAAGTTAGAAAAAGGAAAATAAATATTAATTACATCAACAGAAGTAACTTTGTTGCCTACTATATTTGCTTTCGATATCAAAAGATTTTTAGCTTTGTTATAAAAGGCTTTGTGTAAATCTGGATCGTATTTTGCAATTAAATCGAAAAAACCTCTACCACCTATTTTAGCTCTGACTGCTTTTAAAACTTCTTCAGGATTATTAACGTCAAAAGTTTCTTTACCCTTTTTTCCAAAGTCTTTATCTGTTTTTAATAAACCTTCTTCTTGTGATTGTGTAGCTAACAATTTAAGTTGGTCTAGATAACCGCTGCCAAAAGCAGAATAAGCTCTTTGACCTATTGTAGATCCTGGAGATCCACCTCTTTTTGCTTTAACTTCTGGAGTTAAAACATCTTCTATATCAGCCCCAAAAGATCTAGCTAAGGCTTTTGCTACTCGATCACTAGTTATTTCTAAGTCTGGTACAGCGGCTACGTTCTTTTCAGCTTGTTGAGATACTCGACCTCCATAATATTTAGCTAAACTTTGCTCAATAGCATCTCCCCAATATTTTTCACTTCTTCTTGTGCCTTTACCTGCTGTTATTTTACCTACAGATTGTAAAAGACCTGTATAATTATTTATTAGTTCAGGGTCTGTTACAGAAATTTTATAAGCTACTACAGTCACTACATTACCACACGATACATTTCAAGAACCCTACGAATATGTGGAGGAAAGTTAGCACTTAATCCGTGTGATTTACCACTTTCTCCTTGTAAAGAGAATCCAGCGTTTTCTTGTGTTTGCTTATGTAATATCTTAATATAATCTAATGTAGCTACTTTAATATCACGAGGTATAATACTAAATCCAGCATCATAAGTAACTTTTATCCCTCTAGGATAATTTCTAAAGATGGTTTCGGGAATAACAGAAATATTTGTTATACCCTGTACTCCAGCTGTGTATCTTCTAATTCCTCCAGTTTCTGAATTCCAAATATATTCTGGAGTAGTTCTAGAATCGTCTTTCAACGTACTATCGTTATTTTTTCCATTAAAATGTAAAAGTAATACTGTATTTTCATCTGTTGCGTTAGGAGTAGTAGGAACAGAAAATGATTTATCATATTTTGAATCTATAGTAATTCTAAATTCATCTAAATATCCTTTAAAATAGTTTTCACTACCTGTTACTCCGGTTTTACCTAAATACAGAGGAGTACTTACAGATATAGTAGGAAGAGAGTTTGAAGTAGTCTGAGTATTGACTAAAGTACCATCAATAAACATGCGTATATCGTTATCTTTCCTACTTACTGCATAATGATTAAATGAATTAGCTTTAGGTAAATAATAACTTGAAGTAGACGAGGTGCTAGTAAAATGATGAACATTAGCTATTTCAGTATCTGAATTTAAAGCTCTGAAGTTAACTCCTAGATAAGGACTATAACCTAATTCTATTTTAGTGTTAGCATCTCCTCTAGATACCATTGCTTTAGTACTAGAAAGGTCTTCAAACCTAAACCATCCTTCAATAGTAAAATCATCAGTTTGAAAATCAAATTTAGGATTACTGGTTTCTGGATCATTTGATGATACAAAAGCTGATCCATCAAAATAGACAGAACTTTCTCCAAATTTTTTTCTTCTTGTTTTTAAGGTAGCTGTAGAAGTAATAGTTGAAGTATCAAAGTCCCCGCTTACAAAAGATCCATCAGAACTAGGGCCTATTAGTGTTTTATGAGTACTTCCGTCATATTCAGTAATTGTCTTTACGCCGTTTAAAGGCAATCTAGAAACAAATACCTGAGAAGCTCCTCCATTAAAAACCTCTGTATAAACGTTGTTTTTAATTTCTCTACCTACATAACTTTCTACCACTGAACAAGCATAAGAAATTAGATTACTTATTCTAGTATCATAAGTATTACTATTTATCTGTAGATATTCTTTAACTTCGCCTAAAGATACATAAGGAACTGTTACAGGTTGTGCCATGTTCTACTCCTCATCAAGAGTATTTGATACTGATGTCTCTGTCACTACTTTTTTTGTGGAAAACACTGACTGCATTGATCTATTAGTTGTAGAAGGTACAGGTTTTCTTTTTTCTTTCCACTTTTTTTTCATTTCTTCATTATCTACACTATAAGATTTTAATTTAAGTAAAAATTCTTGATAGTCATCGATGGAAAGTAATCTCTCTATAGGATCTCTTTTTGCCATTATAAATTCTCCTTTTAGTAAAATAGGGCAGGCGTTGTATACACCTGCCCTGTTGCATTAACGCTTTTTTACGCTATATGACTAGTTTTAAAATTAGCCAGCTGCGATATTACAAGCGAATGAGTAAGATGAGCTCAAAGTTGGGCTTGAAGCAGTTCCTGCAGTAGTCAAGGCTTTAAAGTCAAAGCGTGTTGACATATACATTGCAGTTACCTGCTGGCGTGGTTCGTACTCACTTTCGATTTCCATTCCACGTCTCTCACCGATAACAAATCCCGGCTTGTAAACAAGAGTTCCAAGAGTGTTCCATGAAGTTCCTACGTTATCCATAAATTCAGAGATAACAACTGGAATTCCATAAATAGCTCCAAGAGCACCTGTTAAATAAGTGGCATTAGGGCCGAACTTATCTACAGTACGGAAGTCTGACTCAGCTACAAGTGAGTTATAACCTTCAACACCAGTGATATATACTAATTGATCACCTAACTGAAGACCATACTTACCAAGAGTTGCACGTGCATCTGCGATTTCAGCAGGAGCAGCTTTAGCAGTTGCAGAACCAGTCTGTTGTTGTAACGCAGCAGCATTAGCAAGCTTAGTAATACCAGTAATTACAGAAGCAAAACCAGTACCTGCTGTAATTGCGGCAGCGTTAGCAGTAAAGCCTGAGCTAGCACCAGTACCACGAAGGATTGATTTATCGATAGCACGGGCAATACGACGAGTTGTCGAAGCACGTAAGAAATCAATAAGAGGAAGAATTGTAT